CATTGTACGCTTTGCCCAAATCCTCTGCCGAGCTAAACTTCTCAGGAAGCCAATCTGGTCTTCCGGTTTGCGTTTCCGTAACTTCCGGTGTTGCTTCTGTGGGTTGAGACGACTCATTGAATAATGACTCAGACATCCTTCTTCACCTTATGACCATGTTGTATTCTTGTTTCTAGCAAAGCAACTATATAACGCTGCCCTTCATGGTGACGCAATTCTTCTGTAGTCACATTAGGCCCATGAATCCGTTGTATAGTTATTGACTTCAAGTAATCCAAAACAACTTTGCCCATTTCAGACTCAAACAAATGAGTTACTGTAGTGCTAATAATATTATCTTGGCTTGTTGTTCTTTGTACGCCGTCTATTCCTATATTAGTTTTTGCAGTAGCCAACTCTATCTCCTATTGTAGTTGCTCTTGCGGCGGGGCTTCTTGCGGTTGCATCTGTTGTTCTTGCTGTTGCATCTGCATTTGCTGCGCCATTGCAACTATCTGCTTACGTTCTTCTGGATCACGAATCAACCCATCAGGTACGCCAAACTTCTTAGCAAGGTGTGCAGCAGTTTCCTCAGAGTTAATTAAAAGGTTAAGAACCTCTGGGCCAAAGGTGCCAAGTACCATCTCAAGAAAACGACCAACAGAAGATATATCTGCATTAGCCTGTGCTTGCGCCAGCGGGGAAACAGATTTAACCCTAACCTCACGGCCATTAACAACAGGAACATCAATGCGCCCCTGTTTCTTTAAGATATAAATAACGCGCTGCAATACTGGCTGCACCAGTTCTGCTTGAAGTCTGCCAAACGCAGAACCCATACGCCGCGATAGATCAGCCATACGCTCCGCAACCTCAGTAGCAGACGCAGGAGTTTTATCAGGGTTGCCTAGCATGTCATTGTACAGCGCACGTTTAATATTTAAACGCATATCCGAAAGTATAAGTTGAGCTACATCAAAGCTACCAGCAGCAGCAACAGGTTGTAACCCATTGGAACCAATAGCTTTTGGTATAATAGACCCCGGCACTAAGGATATAGTATCTGGGTTTATGACACCATCATCATCCATTTGATACACACCAGAAATAGCCATCTGCGCATTCTCTAGGATTAACTCAATGGTTAGGTTGGTTGTCTTAATAGCAGACAACGCATTGATAAGAGGCCCACGACCATAGACTTCGCCAGCACACTTAGACCAACGGAAACAAATAAACGGATTAGCGCCAGAGCCAACTAGCTCTCTACTATAAATAACGCTTTCGGTAGTCATGCAGAAAGCATAACTCATATAGACTTCTTCATTCTTGCGGGAGTAATCACGGCATACTAGCTCAAGAACTGTAGTTGTATCCTTACCGCCATTAGCCATTCTGTTTTGAATCTGCTCGTTTAACACAGCATCAGGATACATAATCAATAACTGATTAAATCTAATGTTCTTACGCTCACGATAGATGTGGTCAATCCTATCATCAGGGCCAGTATCTAATACAACATGCGGCAATGGTATTGCGGTAAACCGAATTGGATCAATAGAGTCACCTTCTTCTGCAACAAGAACCCCAGTACCTACGGCTAAATCCATAAAGGATTCGTGTACTTCCTGCGAGAAGTTAGAGTTCTGCAAGACCTCAAAGACATACTCAGTCACTTCATCAAGGTCATTATTAACAGCATCGCGTTGATCTTTAGGAACTTCGGAACCAGCAGTTAGATCAGCCCACCTAGCAAAGTTTGGCACAAGGCCCGACTGCAATCGGGACGCAAACTCTTGCACACCAACAACGGCAGTCTCATCAAAGATTTTATCATCCCGCCTTTGACCAGAGGTTTCATAATAAAATGACTCGCGCTGGGGAAGAGAATACTCATAGCATTCTTCAAACAAAGGAATAAAGTTTTCGCGCTTGGCCTTTGCTTTGCCATAATGCTCAAAGTAATTCTTGGCTGTAGGATCATCTATCATAATTGAAACCTGTTATAAAACCCAGCACCGCCGCCAGATTTGGAGCGCAGCAAGGAACGGCGACCACGCGCCCCACTTCTAAACCGCTTGGCTGACGTTTGCTGAATGGTATCCTCTGTGGCCTTAGACTTTTCTTCTGACAACTCTTCGTTAGCCCGATCGGATAAAGCCTGTAGGTCTTCCGCAGCGTCATCAACAGCAGGTGTACCGCCGCCCTTTCTTAAACCGCCAGCAAATAAGTTACTGTTAATACCAAACGGCTTACCGATTGTTTTGTTTCCAAGCTGTTCTAGCTTTCTAAGCGGTCTACTTATGAATTTGCACATAGCAATCTCCTTTGTTGGTTAGCGATAAGCACAATCAAGAACGATCAGCAACGCACAATTACATGCGTGACCAAAGCCCTGCTCTACGCTTAGGGCCATTGCGCTTGGCAAATACATCAAAGTCCCTCTTAGCAACAGAGGGCGTAGCCGTTTTCTGATTGTTCATCAAGGCCCGACCTTCGCCAGCACCAAGAAGCATATACTGTAACGCGTCATGTATGTGGCTAAACATATTCTTGTCAGGCTTGTCAGCGTATCTCTCGCCCGACACTTCCATACGGCGATACTGATAGCCGCCTTCAAAGCCCTTAATAAGCTGGGCGCAACGACGATCAACTAAAAAGCCAGCCTTACCGTCTGTCATTTTGTTAAGCTGCGAAGATACCGACTCAAGCCGCAAATCCACGGAATTAGATGGGGCGGGGAATGCTCTAAGGCCAGCACCTCTAAGTATGTGGAACGGGGTAGATTCGTCGGTCTGCGCCCGAAAGTCACCCGCAGGATCACCATAAATAATAACTTCGGAACACTGAGAAAACCTAGTAGCAATCTGCTCACGGAGAACTTCCGCAAACCTAACGATGCCCATGTCAAACGCAACAACCTCATCTTGAACCAACCACCTTCCGCGAACCTTCTGACCCATAGTAGCAGCAGGAGTCAGGCCAAAATCCAAACCAATATACAAAGGATAACCAGCGGCAACGGGGATTTCCTCACTAGCAACGTGTGTATCCGTAACAAACATAGGATAGATTGGCTTACCATCCTGTATAGAACCTAGCTTGTTCATAACGTACACATCAATCCAACTCTTAGTCTTACCCTGTATAAGATTAGGATAGTAAGACTTCATCATGTTCTTAGTATTCTCAGCTGTACTACTTGGCTTGTAACTATCTACTTCGTTATCGTCGTTTCTAACTTCTGTCATGCCAGCAGGTTGAGTATAGAAAGCCCAGTTGTCAGGCTTAACCAACATCTTAGCTTGCTCTCGCGGTATGTGATCTGGGATCGGAACCTCGCCAGACATAATCGGCCACCAGTGATCTTCCTCCGGTGCGTTCGTATCTGCAATAACACCTGTCCAAGATGGACCTCCCTCTCGCATAGAAGGAAACCGACCAACGCGCATAGTGCAAGCGTCCATAATGGATTTAGGAATTTCTCTAGCTTCGTTAACCCAGATGCCAGTAAGCTCTAATGACAGTAACTTCTTAACGTCCTCGGGCCTATCAAGAGCCAAGAACAAAACCTCTAGGTCAATGTCACCCTTCTTAATGTGATGGGTGTACGGAACAGACCAAGTGAACTTACCCCAATCCTCTTCGGGAAACCAATCAAGCCAAGTCTTAATAGTAGTGGTTCTAAGCTGTGGGTTGGTATTACGAATAATTGCCCAACGACTTCTGCGAATACCGTTCTGGTTTTTATCCTGCGCTAAGGCACGACGAAAGACCTCAATGCAACAACCAACAGACTTGCCAGAACCCACAGGGCCGCGAAGCCCACGAAAGAATGTTTGGTCTTTCATAAACGCTTTAAGCGTTTCTCCGTCTGGCTTGTACTTAAAATCAACCACAGTATTGTTTGCCGAACCTCAGCATTCTATCTACAGTCTCAGGGGCCATGCCATCAATCATCTTGTCGCATTCCCTGTTAGTGGCAAAGTCCAACGGCACATACGTTAAATGGACCTTGCGCACTATCACTCTAAGTATATCTAGCTCTGCTAGGGAAAGGGTAGATATAAAACTCATCTCTTTAGCAAACTCTTTTTCTTTTTAGGAAAGCCAGCCTTCATGTTAGCATATGATTTGTCGCTAACTGTAGACTTGGACTTGGACCTGCTAGTTCCAGATTTCTTGCGGCGGTTAATGTTGGCGTACAAACTCATTTCTTCTTGCCGCCTTTAGGCTTTGGCTTCTGCTTGGGAGGGCGACCGACCTTAGTTCCGTAAGTTCCTTTACCACTAGGCATTAGATTTATTCCTCTTGCTGATGGCCCTAGCTTTAGCTTTCGCGTCAGCTTTGGACGATGCTCCCCAGACCTGTAGGCTAAGAAGTAATCTCGTTGGCTTTCCCTTTGCGTCCCTTTCGGGTCCGCGCATGTTTCCCATCCTTGCCAGAAAGCTGGCCCGTCTTGGGTTGTCTCCGCTTTTTACCGGAGCCTTCATGCCCGTTCCCGCTCGGCCCTTGGCGTTCAAGCCCCCCGCTGGGTTCTTGCCTTCCTTCCGTGTCCACGCTGGTGTTGCCATAATGAATCCTTACTACCGATGCTAATACGCCAGCCTTCACGTCTTGGGCATCAACTTGTTCTTCAACAAAGACTTAGGTGTGCGGCCTAGCGCAGAACCAACCCCAGCAACACGACCACCGCCAACCTTGCGGGGCTTCTTGCCCTTGCCTATGTTTGCGTCACGATTAGCGCCACGCCCAGCATCAAATCTCTCCCCAGTAACAGGGCTTCTC